GTTCTCTTCTAGAGTGAAATTGTAATAATTTCCTCTTCCCTATCTACGATTAATAGGTAGAGACCCACCTGTTCTTTTTACGAAGAACAGGTCGCATCGCTTGCCCATGTGACCAACTGATCATAAGATCAGGGTCGGGGCTTTCAGTGAAGTACTGAAGAAGCGAGGCATCCCCTGATCCTTCCAGACGCTTGACGCTTGAAGAAACGTCCAGTGTAAGGAATTCTTCTCTCTGAAGGAAATGGTTAAAGCGCCTTCGAGCGCTTAGACCACGACTAAAAGAGAGAATGAAGCAGGGGCCTGAGAGCCAGTTACCTCTTGGAGAGTGTTCAGTAACCTGTTCGGTGACTGTTCGCTCGCGAAGGCCTACCACAGCCAGTCTATTCAGATCTGATTGTGGAACTGTCTTTAGCAAGAAATCAGAAGAGTGCCATAGCAACTTCTTATGGAAGTTGTTTGACACCTCAATGATACTAGCAAGGCTCTCAGGGTTCCGAGTACTGTACTCTTTGCGAAGGTATGCAGGGGTGACATCAAAGCCACCATATGCATCCATGCCGCAGCTTTCACGAAACAAACCGTTCGCGAAGGACTTCGACACATTTACTCGCAAAAGTAACGACTTTAAAAGTCGCTCGAGTATCGGATATGCGCGTGTAGGAATGATGATATCATCCCCAAACACGCGGATCTGGGATGACCGTCTTCGAATGCTCAGAGGATCAACCTCGAAATCATGATCAGTGATCATAATAGCGAATTGAGCTATGAGAGCGAAGACGATAGTCTGTACCGGAAAGGTACAGGCAGATCCCATCGGGGCAAACTTCCGAAGAAGTAAAAGCTCCGAATGGCCCTCAGGGTGTAATGCCTTAGGGATCAAAAGGGATCTGCTCCGACTTGCATGTAGAGCGTCTAACAGAGAATGGTTACTCTGAAAGACGTATTCTACGAGGCGAGTTGATAGGCGATCGCTAGCTGCGGATAGATCCACAGTAGCAAGAGCTCCGTCAACACTAGCTTCGAGTGCCATAGCCTGACTTAAGTCTTGACGACGAAAGTCAATAGAGGCAGACAGAGGAGACCGATAAACGGCGTCCTCAAGCCATCTTTGGATACCACCTTGGATCCATTGATGGGCAGTCGGTTCGGAGGCAATAAGCCTCGGACCCTTCTGTGTCTTAGGCACACAAGCAAGGCGGCTAGGGAATTCCTTATCAGACCTCTCGCCCACACTAAAGCAGTGTGAGGCGAAGAAGTCAGATGGGAAGACCCTGTCAAGTTTCCGCGGCCAATTTGGGAAGTCATACTTGACTTCCGCGCCATCGGAAACCACCCCAGGTCCGTGCTTCGGACGTATCGTCCAGACATCAAAGATCCCTAGCGAAGCAGCAAATCGCCTACAAAGTAGGCGAAAAGGTTGCCAGTCGATAGGGAACTCAGGGGAAGTCACCTCTAATAGAGATATTAGAGATGGCTTAACGGTTCCCCAGATTGGGTGGCCGCTGCGATCCTTCCATAAAGGTAGGTCGCTATCCCAAGTGTCAGGATGACTTCGCGGAAGCTCAGCTTCCACGTCGGTGAAATCCTTAATGGTTTCATCGACACGATCCTTGGTGCACTCCATTTCAAACTTCTTGGCAAACAAGTAAATTTGCCGGAGAAGAATGATGGGTGCGGGATCATGGACATCGCGAAGCGTTCCATGCTCATCAAATAGCTCACACCAGATTCCCCAAAGAAATTTGGGTCTCTGATCCCTATTGGTCTTGGCACCATGGTATGGTGGCCTACGCCCTTCGGGAAGGTGACCGAGGTCGAGAGCCTGGTGGAACCAGGAAGCGCACTCGGGTAGGGTGATTGTGAAGAATTCACAACCACGCCCGGCTAATTGCTGAGGAAGGCGAGATAGATGAAGTTCGATCTCACCTCGCATGGATGGATACTG